TGCAATTTTACCTTTGCCTACCTGTTGCCTATGTCTGACCCGGCCGTCACCCCGGTGAAACGGGACCGGCGCGGCGGCTGGAACCGGAAGGCACCGATCCGCGACGACGGGCCGACCCAATTCGCCGCGACCCCTTTGGAGCCGATCGCGTTCATCAATCGGTTGACGCACACGAAAGGCCAGTTCGGCGGGCAACGGTTCAATCTGCGCCCGTGGCAGCTGCGGATCCTGCGGCAGTTGTTCAAAAAGCGCCGGGACGGGCTGCGGCAGTACCGGACGTGCTTGCTGATGCTGCCGCGGAAGAACGGGAAATCCGAGCTGGCCGCGGCGATCGCGCTGTACGGGCTCCTGGCGGATGGCGAGATCGGGGCGGAGGTGTACTCGGCGGCGTCCGACCGGGATCAGGCGTCGCTGGTGTTCGGCGTGGCGGCGCAGATGATCCGGAACGATCCGGCGCTCGCCGCGGCGTGCTACATCGTGGATTCGCAGAAGCGGATCGTGCATCCGTCGAGCGGGAGCGTCTACCGGGCGATCTCGGCGGAGGCGTCCTCGAAACACGGGTTCAACAGTTCGCTGGTCGTGTACGACGAGCTGCATGCCGCACAGGATCGGCGGCTGTACGACGTGCTGGCGACGTCGATGGGCGGCCGGCAGCAGCCGTTGTTCCTGGTGATTTCAACGGCCGGGTACGACCGGCATTCGATTCTCTACGAGCTGTACGCGCACGCGAAAAAGGTCCAGGAAAACCCGGCGCTGGATCCGTCGTTCCTGCCGATTCTGTACGAGGCGCCGCCCGATGCCGACTGGACGAAGCCGCGCGTCTGGAAAAAAGCCAATCCGGCGCTGGGCGATTTCCGGAGTCTCGAGGAACTGCAGACCTTAGCGGCGCGCGCGCAGGAAATCCCGGCGCAGGAGAACACGTTCCGCCGGCTGTACCTCAACCAGTGGACCGAGCAGGCGTCGCGGTGGATCTCGATGGCCGCCTGGGATGCCTGCCAGACGGCCCGCCAGGCGCTGATCGGGCGTCGGTGCTATCTCGGGCTCGACCTGAGCGCCACGACCGACCTGTCGGCGCTGGTGGCGGTATTTCCGGATGAGACGGGCTTCGATGTCCTGGCGCGGTTCTTCGTCCCGCAGGAGCGGATCCGGGACCGCTCGCACCGCGACCGCGTGCCGTATACGGAGTGGGCGCGGGACGGGCACCTGACGGCGACGCCGGGCGCCACGGTGGATTACGAGATCATCCGGTTGGCGGTGAAGGACTGGGCCGCCGCGTATGACGTGCAGATGGTCGCGTATGACCCGTGGAACGCGACGGACCTGGTGAAGCGGCTGCAGGAGCAGGACGGGCTGCCGTGTGTCCCGATGCGCCAGGGGTTCGCGTCGCTGTCGGCGCCGACCAAGTCGCTCGAGCGCGCGGTGCTCGGGCGGATGCTGCGGCACGACGGGCACCCGGTGCTGCGGTGGAATGTGTCGAACGTCGCGGTGGAGAGTGATCCGGCCGGGAATCTGAAGCCGTCGAAAGTGGCCTCGACGGAGCGGATCGACGGCGTCGTGGCGCTGATCATGGCGGTCGATCTGATGGACCGCAATGCGCGGACGCCGACGAAGCAGTACGCGCTGACGGTGATTGGATGAAGGGGGAGCCTATGACGCGACCGGGCCGGCCACGCCTGACGCCCGACGAGACCTTGGTCCCGCTGTCGGTCCGCGTGTCGCCGAAGCAGTACGACGAGACACAACGCCAGGCGACCGAAGCGCAGATGACGATGGCCGACTGGATCCGCCAGATGCTGGCCGGCGGCCATTCTCGTAAACAAAAATAGGCCGGAACCGAGCCCAGCGGTACCGTGGCGGTCCACTTTGGACCGCGCCTACAGCCTCCTCGAAATCAAAGCGGTTGAACCGGCCCGCCGGACGTTCTCGGGTATTGCCTCGACGCCGGAACTTGATCGCCAGGGGGACATGGTCGATCCGGCCGGCGTCACGTTCCGCAATCCGCTGCCGCTGCTGTTCCACCACGACACGAAACAACCGATCGGCACGGTGATCCTCAAGGCCACGCCGGCCGGGATCCTGTTCGAGGCGACGCTGCCGACGGTGGACGAGCCCGGGCGGTTCAAGGACCGCGTGGACGAGGCCTGGCACAGCATCAAAGCCGGCGTCATCACCGGCGTCTCGATCGGCCATCGCATCCTCGCGAACGGCGTCGAGTACCTGCAGAACGGCACCCGGAAACTCACCAAAACTGAAATCTGCGAGCTGTCGCTCGTCACCATCCCGGCGAACGCGAACGCTTCGATCCTCCTGGTCAAATCGTTAGCCGCCCCGAAAAGGACTGCCATGAACAAGACGACCGCGGCCGATCACGTGACAGCGCTGGAAAACAAGCGGGCGGCGCTGGCCGCGCGGCTCAACGACATCATGTCCACGGCCGCCGACGACTCGGCCACGCTCACCGACGAGCAGGCCACGGAGTACGACGGCGTCGAGATGCAAGTCAAGGGGCTCGACGCGGATCTGCAACGCTGGCGCGACCTTGAGAAGATTCAGGCCGCGACCGCGACGCCGGTCCCGGCGGTCACGGCCGGCCGCACCACAACGACGTCGGTGATTTCGGTCCGGCCGAACGTGCCGATCGGGACGCAGTTTGTCCGCGCCGCCTGCGCGCGGCTGCTCGAGCGGACCGGCCAGGTCCGCGACGCGGCCACCTACGCGACCGAGCGCTGGAAGGACACGCCGGAAGTCGGGCTGTATCTCAAGGCCGCCGTCGCGCCCGGCACCGCGACGGATGCGACGTGGGCCAGCCCGCTCGTCACGCAATCCGTGGCGAAGGACTTCATCGAGCTGCTGCGGCCGGCGACGATTCTCGGCAAGATTCCCGGCCTCCGGAAAGTCCCGTTCAACGTGAAAGTCCCGAGCCAGACGGCCGGCGGCACCTACGGCTGGGTGGGAGAGACCAAGCCGAAGCCGGTCACGAAGCTCGCGTTCTCGTCCACGTCGCTCGGCGTCGCGAAGGCCGCCGGGATCATCGTGCTCACCAAGGAACTGATCCTGCTGTCCGAGCCGGACGCGGAAGACATCGTGCGCAAGGACATGGTCGCCGGGATTGCGCAGTTCCTGGATTCGCAGTTCATCGACCCGGCCGTGGCCGCGGTCGCTGGCGTCAATCCGGCATCGATCACCAATGGGGCGCCGACCGCCGCCGCGACGACGAACCCGATGGCCGACATCATGAATTTGATCGGCCATTTCGCCACCAACAACATCTCCGTCGATGGCGTGACGTTCATCATGAGCGCCGCGAACGCGCTGGCGCTGTCGTTCCGCAGCAACCTGGACGGCTCGCCGCAATATCCCGGCGTCACCGTCAATGGCGGCAGCTACAAGGGCTTGACGTTCATCACCAGCCAGGCCGCGGCCGGCAACGTGATCGCGCTGCAGCCGTCGCTGATTCTCTACGCGGACGGCGGGATCGAAATCGACGCCAGCCAGGAAGCCTCGTTGCAGATGGACAGCGCGCCCATGTCGCCGTCGGATGCGACCACGGTGCTGGTGTCGCTCTGGCAGACGAACACGGTCGGCCTGCGCGCTGAGCGGTTCGTGAACTGGAACAAGGCGAACGCGAACGCCGTGAAGTACCTGACCGCGACCGCGTGGCCGGCGCCGACCGGCACGATGGCGGCCGAGGCACCGAACGGCGGCACCAAGCGCAACGGCGCCTAAGCCCGTGGGCGTCCTGCAGACGATCCGGACACGGCTCGGATCGGTGTGGCCCAGTGCCACGCCGACCGCGCCGACTCGGGGCGGCTGGTACCCGATCGTCCGCGAACCGTATACCGGCGCCTGGCAGAAGAACGACGAGATCCGCGCCGAGTCCGCGCTGGCGAATCCGGTCGTCTTCCGCTGCGTCTCCCTGATCAGTACCGACGTCGCCAAGCTGCGGCTGCGCCTGGTCGCGATCGACGACGACGGCATCTGGACCGAGGCGAGCTCGCCGGCGTTTTCGCCAGTGCTCCGCGTCCCGAACCGCTACCAGACGATCCAGTTATTCCTCGAACGCTGGATGCTGTCGAAGCTCCTGTGGGGCAATACCTACGTCCTGAAGGACCGCGACGCGCGCGGCGTCGTCACGGCGCTGTACGTGCTGGACCCGACCAAGGTCACGCCGCTGGTCGCCCCGGACGGCAGCGTGTATTACCAGGTGCAGACCGACGACCTGGTCGGCATCACCGAGCAGCTCGCCATCCCGGCGCGCGAGATCATTCACGACCGTTGGAACTGCGTGTTCCATCCGCTGGTCGGCCTATCGCCGCTGTACGGCTGCGCCGCCGCGGCGCTCCAGGGCAAGCAGATCGAAAACGCCAGCACGGAGTTCTTCTCGAGCGGCGGCCGACCGTCCGGCATGCTGGCGCCGCCGGCCGGCGCGCCGTCGGTCGATTCGGAGACCGTCAAACGACTGAGCGACGCCTGGCACGCGCTCGGGCCGGGCCGGACGGCGATCCTCAGCGACCATCTGCAGTACACCGAGGTCGGCACGACGGCCGTCGATGCGCAGCTCACCGACCAGTACGGGATGACCGTCAAGACGATCGCGGGCGCGTTCGGCGTCCCGATCTCGATGGTCGATTCCAGCCAGCAGCCGCCCTACGCGAACTCGGAAGCGTCCGCGCTGCAGTACCACTCGCAGTGCCTGCAGACGCACCTGCTCGGCATCGAGACCGCGCTCGACGCGGGGCTCGAGCTGCCGACGCCCTACGGGACCGAGTTCGACCTGGACGATCTGCTGTGGATGTCCACAGAAACGCGCGTGAAGGCGGCACACGACGCGGTTGCCGCCGGCGTGATGACGCCGAACGAAGCGCGCTTCAAGTACTTCGGGCTCGGGCCGGTCACCGGTGGCGATACCACGTACCTTCAGATTCAGTACCAGAGCATGGCGGCGGCGGCCGCACGTGATGCGCAGGCGCCGCTGGCCACACCGGCGCCCCGCATCGCCGAGCCGACGCCGCCAGGTGAACCGACCGAGGAGGTCGTCGCCGCGGCGGTTGGCGACCTGGCGACGTCATGACGCTGAGCTATTCGCGCGTCACGCCGGCCGGACCGCTCCTGACGCTGGCCGAGGCCAAGATCCATCTGCGGATCGTGGATACCGCGTCTGACGCCGACATCTCGGCGAAGCTGGCCGAGGCGGAGGAATACATTTTTGCCAAGCTCGGGGCCGCGGCTGATCCGGCGTGGACCGCCGCGACGGCGCCGCGCATGGTGCGCAACGCGA